GTCGCCGGTGCATAAATGTTTTTTGATGCGTGCTCAATGGGACCGCTCCGCATTGACTGATATCCGCGTGAAATCGCCGGCGTGTTCAAAGTGGGAGGGAAAAGAATGAGTCATCCAAAAATAAGCGCGGCAATGGAAAAGTTTCGCGACATCTGGGGATGCAGCACGAATGTGTACGAACGCATGCAGAATGTAAGAGAGATGAATATAAAGAAAATTCAACGGGCGCTGGAAGTGGATGATATCGCGCATGAGAACGCTTGCTGGTTCGAGCTGCAGCCGAGTATACGACGTGCACTGGAATCACGTCTGCGCAGACTGGAAAAACAAAAGCAATGAATGTACTGCGCGAAATGGATCAATTTATCACCGGCATTATGTGTGCCGTGTTGCTGATTCTGTTCATTGCCTTGCTGGTGGTGTCGCTGTTCATGCTCCCGCAATGGTTCAACGAACAATACGACGGATTCATGACCCGATGCCTGAAACAGAAAACCATGCCGGAGTGTAACCAGGAATGGAGGGAACGTGATGCGTAAATGTTGTGTGCTGGCCAATCCGAAAAGCTGCCTGAACAAGGCGGCAATGGATGAACCGCTGTTTGTATTGCGTGCGAATGATCCGGTTGCCGCTGCTGTGGTGGAAATGTGGGCCGGCCTCGCCGCGGAACATCACGAACATGGCAAGGTGGCCGAGGCCTATGAAGTCGCGAAACAGATGCGGATCTGGAGGCAGGCGCATGTGGAAGGTTATCGCGTGGGTGATGAACATCCGGCCATCCATCTGCAGGAAGAACACCAGCATGGCAATCCGGAAGTGCAACTGGAATTGGTGAAGTCATGAACCACATGTACTGGTGTTTCAGTATCTCCAGCCTGAATGATGCGCTGGCGGACTACCGCAAGGAACTGGATCAGCAGGACCTGCGCGAGATGGACAAGAACATCATGATCCAGACAGTGAAAGATTTCCTGTGCTCACAGGCCGCGCATGATCAAAAACTGGTGATCAATAGCAAGAATGTGAACGATGCACATAAACAGCTGGCGGAATCTGAATTCACAAAAGAAGAAACAATAACAAATGAAACTGGCGAGTAATCTCACGCTGCCGAAAACGGCAGTCACTGAAACCTTCGGTATCCTGGGCCAGCGCGGATCCGGGAAGTCCACCGTGGGTGTGGTAATGGCGGAAGAAATGTTCAAGGCCAAATTGCCATGGGTGGCGATTGATCCAAAGGGTGACTGGTGGGGGATCCGTTCATCTGCCGATGGTAAAGGCCCCGGGCTACAAGTCCCTGTATTTGGCGGCCTGCATGGTGATATTCCGCTGGATGCTGCCAGCGGTACATTACTCGCTGATCTGATTGTTGATCACAATCTGACCTGCGTGCTGGACGTTTCTGATTTTTCATTGAATGAGCGGCACCGGTTCCTGATTGATTTTGGTAATCAGATATACAAACGCCACCGGCAAAACCCGCAACCGCGTCACATGTTCCTGGAAGAAGCGCATGAATATATTCCGCAGCAGGCCATCAAGGACAAGGCCAGGCTGAAAGAAGTCATGGCCAGAATACCGCTGCAGGGGCGCACATTCGGACTCGGTTCCACAACCATGAGTCAGCGTTCTGCACGCTTGCATAAAGATGTTTTAACACAGGTGGGTACTTTAATCGTGCTGCGTACACCGGCGCCGCAGGACCGCAAGGCCATCATGGACTGGGTGGAAGAACATGCCGTGGCCAAAGAATTGATGGCCTCACTGCCCGGGCTGAAGAATGGTGAAGCCTGGGTGTGGTCCCCGAGTTTCATGAAAATCATGGAGCGTGTACAAATTCGCCGGCGCAATACATTCGATTCCGGCGCCACACCGATTACATCTGCGCAACGCGCCCCGGCCACGTTGGCCGATGTTGATCTCAAAGCCATCGAAAAACAGATGGCAGCAGTGATTGAGCGTACCAAAACAGATGATCCGAAATTGTTACGCCAGAAAATTGCCGAGCTGCAGCGGGAACTGAAAAAGAAGCCTGCCGATATTCCGCAGGCAGAAACCAAAACAGTGGAAGTGCCTGTGCTGAAAGATGCACAGATTGCACGGCTGGAAAAACTGTTTGAAAAAATAAGTGCTGAGGCTGAACGGCACGGCAGACTCATGGCGAATTTTTGGGAAAATCAGAAAGAAGCTGCAGATGTGTTACTGAATGCCATTAAAGCTGTGGCCGGTGTACAGCAGCAACGTAAGGCGCCGGTGATACCGCTACATAAAAAACCGATACAGAAAAAATATGACGGTGAAAAAAATAATATAAAAACCAGATGGTCTGGGCCTGGTGAATTATCCGGGCGCATTCCCTCGTTGCCGGAAGGTGAAGCAAAAGTATTAACAGTTTGCGGCCAGTATCCGAACGGCGCCACCCGTGAACAAATTACTATTCTCACCGGATTCAAACGCAGCACCCGCGATGCCTACATCCAGCGTCTGAGAAACAAAGAACTGGTCATTGCAGAAACCGGCGCGGATGTGGTTATTACCGATGCCGGCATTGCAACACTCGGGCCTGACTTTAAGCCGTTGCCCACCGGTGCGGAATTGCAGGATTACTGGATGCAGCGTTTGCCGCACGGTGAAAAAACTATTCTGCAGCTGCTGCTTAATCAATATCCGGAAAGTGTCACCAGGGACCAGATTACTGCACTGACCGAGTTTGCACGTTCAACCAGGGATGCCTATATCCAGCGCCTGAAATTGAAGTTACTGGTGACAGTGGATGGACCGAGCCGGGTAAAGGCCAACGAGGTTTTGATTAATGGTTAAGCCAGTACGCCTGCAACTCTCCCGGAAGAAAGGATTCAACCTTCAGGCGCATTCGCGCAGCGTGAACGGTCTCGATGCCGTTAGTGTTGCTCGTGGTTCAATGTGGGGGAATCCGTATCGTGTTGGTCAACGCGAATATATCAGTCAGGCGCAGGCCAGGAGATGGGGTTGGACGCTGCCATGCACGCTTTCTCATTGCCATACAAATGCAGAGGCAGTCCGTCGTTTCAGCCGTACATTGCGCCATGTTTACGAACAGGAAACGGATTGCCGCACAAAAAATCGCATACGCGAAAATCTGAAAGGTAAAAATCTTGCCTGCTGGTGTCCGCTGGACCAGCCCTGCCATGCTGATGTTCTTCTGGAGATTGCAAACTACTTATGAACAAGACCCGCATTGCCTGGACAGACATGACCTGGAACCCGGTAACCGGGTGCACGAAGGTGAGCGCAGGTTGCAAGAATTGTTATGCCGAAAAAGTATTTCCGCGGCCATATCCTGGGCGCAAGTTCACGGATGTGCAGTGTCACCCGGATCGGCTAGAACAGCCACTCCGGATCCGGAAGCCGAAAAAGATATTCGTGAATTCCATGAGTGATCTGTTTCATGAAGATGTAATTGATTTTATTCCTGATGTATTCGCAATCATGGCGCTCGCACATTGGCATACCTTTCAGGTTTTGACAAAACGTCCTGAACGCATGTTGGAAATCATTAATGATGATGTATTCAGGGATACGGTGGATGCGTGCATCAGTATGTATCTTGAAAATCCAGATCGTCCACCAAGTCTGCAATGGGATTCTTCTGCCAGGCGTACGGATGATGCGCGTGCAACCGCGCCTGATGTCACTGATGATAAATATTGGCCATTACCAAATGTATGGCTTGGCATTTCTGCAGAAAATCAGGAAACATTTATGCAGCGAATGAAAATATTCAAGGACGTGCCGGCAGCGGTGAAGTTCCTGAGCGCGGAACCGTTACTGGGTGAAATTGAAATGTATAAAAGCGGGACCACAACCACGCCGGCGCATGATTACCTGGTATATGTTGACTGGGTTGTAACCGGTGGTGAGTCCGGCGCGTTCAGCAAGGTCAGGCCGTGTGCGCTGGAATGGATAGAGTCAATTATCAAGCAGTGCGATAACTACAGGATTCCCTGTTTTGTAAAACAACTGGGATACAAGGTGGTGAGCGAATATCGCACTGCGCCGGCAGACATGATGAGTAAACCAGAAAAATTAAAACCGGAAGATTATGCACCGAATGGAGAAGTGTGGGCATGGGTTGCCGGGCTGCAGGACCGTAAGGGAGCGGATCCTGCTGAGTGGCCAAAAGAATATCGAATACAACAATTCCCGGGAGAGACATTATGACTTTAGAGGCAAGAAAAGATTTCAACAGCGGGGTGGAGCAGTTGGGAGCTCGCCAGACTCATAACCTGGAGGTCGCTGGTTCAAGCCCAGCCCCCGCTACCAATTTTTTGAGCATTAACCTGACCATTGATCACCGCGGCAATAACTACGTGGTGGATTGGGTGATTACAGACAGTGCCGATCGTGTCGTAGACCGCGGACAAGGACAGGATTTTGCCCGGTATGAGGCAATAGATAACGCCATCATGATGGCTGAGGCACGCGTCTGTAAATTGCTGGTGGTGAAAAAATGAATAGTTTTTATGGCATCTGCTCCGGACACGGCAGCACGGATAAACCACTGACCTGGATGCCGGAGCTGCATCACATTCATCGTGTATTCCGGCCCAGGCCGGTGGAAAAAAAAGAACCGGTCTATCCTGCGCCGCCAGTTCCTGATACCCCTGCCCCGGAGATTGATCTTTCCGGTCTTTGCACTGGCGAAATATTTATTTATAACTGGCTGGATGAACCACGCACCCGCGATGGTTTGATTGAAGTCACCGGCAGAAACAAGATGTTTGTAAACAATATGCTGTTCCGCCTGCATAGAAAAAACCTGATCGAAACCTTTTGCAAAAACAGCAAACGCCACTGGAGGCGTGTGGCGTGATGCGGAAAAAATACCAGCGTCGGCCATGGCAGGAACACGAACTGCGCAAGCTGAAAGCATTCTATGCGAATGTGCCAACGGCTGATCTGGCGCAGGTATTGAAGCATGCGAAAAGTTCGGTTTACAACAAAGCTCGATCATTGGGCTTGCGCAAATCTCCTGAATTAATCGCGGCCATGGGCAGCAAATATTCACAACACCCGAAAGCAGTGGCGCAGCGATATAAAAAAGGCAATGTACCGCCAAATAAGGGAATTAAAGGATGGCAGGCCGGTGGACGGTCACACGAGACTCGATTTAAAAAAGGCCACATGCCACAGACATGGAAGCCGGTTGGATCCGAGCGTATGCCGCATATTTCAAAAGGAGATGACACGATTTATGTGAAGATATCGGACAAACGCAATGTGTCGGCATATAAAAACTGGAAGTCAAAACATCAATTAATTTATGAACAGCATCATGGCCCGGTACCGAAAGGGCATTTTGTCCGGTTCAAGGATGGTAATAATCGTAATTTCGATATCAACAATCTCATTCTGGTGAGCCGCTCACAGAACATGAGAATGAATTCAATGTATCGCTATCCCAAAGAGGTGCAAAACCTGATCAAGCTACGCGGTGCACTGAACAGAAAAATTAATGAACGTGGAGGTAAAATCGATGGCAGAAAACTCCGAAAACAAAAACGATATAGTGGAACTGCGCAAGCATCTGTTTGACACGATGCGCGATTTGCGCAGCAAGGAAAGTCCGATGGATATGGAACGCGCCCGGACGGTTTCAAGCACCGCGCAGACCATCATTAATTCGATCAAGGTGGAAAATGATTTCATGAAAATTACCGGCGCGATGGATGGCAGCGGCGTGATTCCGGGCAACAAGCAATTGCCGGCACCAAAGAGCGGCCAGAAACAAATTACATGAGCACAAGAATTATTACACCTACACCGGAAGGAAAGCGCTGGCAGAAACTATTCAAGGGAAAATGGATAGATGCCGATCATGGTCCGGTGGCGTGTTCCAGGACAGAGATATCCAGCAACATGGAATCAGCACAGCACTATCCTTATATCGGTGCTGGTAGTGGCCAATGCCCATTATGGCGGCTGGTGGATGCATGAAAGCGTTATCCATACGCCAGCCCTGGGCCTGGGCAATTATTCATGCCGGGAAAGACATTGAAAACAGGACATGGAAAACAAACTATCGCGGCCCGTTGCTGATTCATGCCAGTAAAAACTATGACAGGCTGGGGGATATCCATCTGCGTTATAACATGGGTATTGATTTTTCACGGTTCAGTAAAAGTTGTTTCCGTGGCGGCATCATCGGCATGGTGGATCTGGTGGATTGCGTCGAACATTCGGACTCACCCTGGAAGGATCCATTGGGCTGTGGTTTTGTGTTAAAGAATCCGCGGCCACTGGTTTTTGCACCCATGCCAGGAAGGCAAGGATTATTCGAGGTACGTGAAGCCTTGAGGTTGGAACATGATTAATAAAAATGATTTAAAAAAAATTATTACCCTGTTAGGCGAACAGGCAAAAGAAGATATTCATTGGGCAGAAAATATTAAGCCGCCAAAAAATGCCAAAGAGTTCGCATACGAGATTATATATGTGATCTGTAATTCAGGTATGAAAAACACAATAGCAACCAAGATATATCAGAAAGTAACAGCAGCATTGGTAAGAGGAGAATCGGCTACGACCGTGTTTAAACATAAGGGAAAATCTGAGGCTATTGATGGAATATGGGAAAACAGAAATGAATTATTCAGAGACTTCAGGAGCAAGAAAACAACCGAAGATCAGATGATTTTTATAGGCACAAAACTCCCGTGGATAGGGAAAATTACTCAATACCATGTCGCTAAGAATTTCGGAGTGGACGTGGCCAAGCCGGATGTTCATTTACAACGGCTGGCCGACATAGAAAAAACAACGCCACAGAAGCTATGTGAAAGGCTGACCGAGGCGACTGGTTACCGTGTGGCAACAGTTGATACCATCCTATGGCGTGCCTGCGCCAATGGAATATTGAACTCCAGGACTGGTGAGATTAATGCTTGAGCACGAACGTATCACAATAGAACCATGCGGATGTCACACGGACCAGAGAACCGGCATTTCCACAGTTTTATGCGCTGAACATACCTGTGATAAATGCGGTGGTGAAAAAGATTACCGGGTGGATTGCTGGAATTGTGGTGGCGAAGGGACTGATGGCCATGATTGTGGTGAGGATTGCTGCTGCTGTTTACATCCGGAAGATAACGTGCGCTGTGATATCTGTGATGGTAAAGGCGGCTGGTTGGTATGTTTGACGTGTTACGAGGGGGATATTGATTAATGAATCCGATTGAATTTCCGGAACAGACAAAAGTATTGAATAAGCCTGACAGCATGACAGATGCAGAATGTTCATCGATGGCAGTACATTGCGATGGTAAAACCTGTATCAGCTGCTGGAAAGGTGGGTTGTGGGACCGGGTGAAGTTTTTATTTACCGGAAAGATGTGGTTATACGTGCTGAGCGGACAGACACAACCGCCGGTGTGTATTACGCCGCATTATCCGTTTGTGAAGAACAAGGAATAAATTAATTACTGGATACTGGCGTGCGCCAGTATGACGATTTTTTTAACCCGCCGCTCCTGCGCATCCGTGCGCCCGCGGCATACATTACATCCTGTAAATAAGGTGACCGAGCCGCGAACATGACATAAATGATATTACATGGCATCGATAGAAGAATTAAAACGAACAATCGACCTGGAAGACCTGGCATCGAGGCTGGGCTTAAAACGACCGCAGGCTAAAGGCAACTGGTGTTCACCGCATCACGATGACAAGAACCCTTCGCTCTCTATTTTCCAAAAAAACGGGGCGTGGTATTTCAAGGACTGGTCCGGCAGTGAGGATGATGCCGGCACGTGCATTGATTTTCTTGTGTATCTGGAAGGCTGTGATGTGGCTGAAGCCGTGCGCCGGCTGCATGAGATTTATAACCTGCCGATGGACCGCGACACGCGCCAGGTGTCGCGGGAGAAATCACGCGCTGAATTCATAGCGGACAAATGCCGGGACCAGGCAGAGCTCGCTTTGCCTTATTTGATCGAACAACGCGGCATTACGGAGAAAATTGCACGCCGTGCCATTGAGTTGTTTGCGGTGGGCTACAACGATTGGAAAAACACCGCGAAAGAACCCGGTACGATTGGCCATGGTGGCCCTGCCGTGGCGTTCATTGTGAAGGCACTGAATCCCGGGCGCATTGTGGGCGTGGACATGCGCTATCTGGATCCGGACCTGAATGGCGGATTGAAAACCCAGTCCCAGGGGGAGAAAGAGGGTTATCCCTGGTTCCTGGATTATCAGCGGTTGCTGAGTGCGCATACGGTGTATGTGGTGGAATCATCCATTAATGCATTATCGATTGAATGTTGCGAGATGCCCTACACCGCGGCGATCGCCGTGCGCGGGACCAAGGCGCTGGATAAAATCGACTGGAGCTTATTTGCCGGCAAACAGATGGTGCTGGCATTCGATAATGATGAACCGGACAAGCGTAACCGCTGCGCCGGCCAGGAAGCGAGCTGGAAGTGTTATGAGATTCTGACCGCAAAAAATATTGCGGCGGTGATGGTTGACCAGGGCGAATGGGAATGGAATGACGTTAACGATTTATTGAAAGAAAAAGGACCGGATGAACTCAAATACAAACTGAAAAATTTCCAGCCCTGGGCCATTCAGGGAATGCCCGGAAAACTGGAGCAGCTGCGCGGACGTGCACGGCTGCATTTGCCGGGGCATGATTATGGCCAATACTGGCGTTATCGCGTGAAGCTGGATTTTACAACCCACATTACAAAATTCGACACGGATGCCGAAACCGGTGAAGAAAAATTATCATTCCAGGATCTGTGTGGTTTTCGTGTGGCATCGATATCGAGGATCCGTGTTGCCAGTGCCGCGAGTGTGCTCTCCGGAGACAAGGACCTTTCACCGCGGCACATGTTTGCAGTCAGTGTGCAGGCCCCACGTCATGGAGCGCATTTGCAACGTCGTGTATTTGAAGACGATGATCTGCACAATGTTGATCAGTGGAAAAAGTTTGGCCCAGTATTTTCACCTTCGCAATTTTCACGCCTGGTCAGCATACTCGAACGGTCTGCAGATCTCGGTGCGCGTGATGCGATTAATTTTGTCGGCATCGGCTGGCTGGATGGTAAACCGGTAGTGAATGAGGGGCCGGATTGTTATTTCTCGGATCCGGATCAGCAGTGTCCATATTCCAGGCTGCGGTTTCCTTCCGGAACTCCAGCACAGGCACGCACCGTCATCGAGGCCTATGCAAAAACATTTAAAGATCACCAGGCATTATTAACACTGGCCTGGGTATTGGGTGGCCATCTGAAAGCCTTCCTTGGATTCTGGCCACACCTGGTGATGCAGGCGCCCAAAGGTGCGGGCAAATCAACACTCACGAAACGGCTGGAAAATACAGTCGGCATTACTGTGTTCGGGCATGAGAGCATGACGACCCAGTTCCGGGTGCTCACTACGGTCAGCCACACGTCGCATGCGGTCGGCTGGGAGGAAATATCTGCCGGCAGACAGGAAATCATTGACCAAGCGGTGACCACGCTGCAGCAGAGTTATCAATATGCAGTTACCCGGCGCGGGGCCAAGATGGTGGAATTTGTGCTTTCTGCGCCAGTATTGTTGGCCGGTGAAGACGTGCCGGTGAAGTCGCTGGAAGGCAAAGTGATGCGGGTGGACCTGACAGACCGCAAAGGTGAACCATTGCCTGCCACCCTGCCGCAATTCCCGGTGCGCCAGTGGCTTGAATTTCTTGCATCAATGCGTAAGGAGCGGGTGCAGGAAATTTACGCTGAGGCCGTTTTTTACTGCCAGGAGCATTCCAGCGCCCGCAAGGATGACAACATAGCCGAGCGCATGGTGGCGAATTACGGGGCGCTGCTGACCGCCTGGCGGCTGGCTGCTGAATTTACCGGAATATTGCCCGGGCAATACAACCTGGAAGAAGACCTGACCACGGCCATGAACCGTCACATCGTTGACACGGAAGCGGACCGCGAACCCTGGGTATGGATTATGGAAGTCATCCTGAGCGAGCTGGATTCGAACCGCTACCGGCACCCATACGTGTGGGACACGTATAAAGGCGATGAGGTGCTGTATCTGCGCCACAACGATATGATCAACCATATCCGCACGAACACGCACCTGCGCGACTTCTGGAACACGCTGCCGGTCAAAACGGGGCGGGTGTTACGGCAGCAGCTGCGCCGCGCTGGCGTGATTGTGAATGAAGACGGTGACAAGGTTATCGGCTCACGCCGGGTTAACCACATGCTCGTTTTAAGCTGCCCACAGCTAGAAAGATACGGCCTGACTCCTGCTCCAGCAGGTGAACAGGACCTGTTTTCACCCTCTACTTAATCCCCCATATCCCCTAAAAATGAACAGTGCACTCAAAATACTGCAACAAAAGTACCGCTGGGCGGATTCGCTCATGCTGGCTGGCCGGGATGCGGAGATACGCAGCCAAAACAGGTGGGACTGTCGGTTTTTCGCCGCTAAGCTATTGAATGGCTACAAAAACCCGTTCACAGGTTTTCTTAAAAGTCCCACATGTTTGGTATCAAAGTCCCACATACATTATATATATGTCCCACATGTTGCTTTTTTCGGTTTTCCGCCCCTATATCTATCTATCTCTTTATTTTTAAAAGAAAAAGAGAAAGAGAAGCAGGGAGAAAACAGGGCATGGCAATTCCACATAAGTTATCCACTGGTTAATTTTTGTCCCACATGTTGTCCTGCGCTTTTGCGATTTTATGTGGGACTTTTAAAAATCAGCGTCTTTATAAATCAGGCAGTTATAAGTAAATATGTGGGACCATTAATGAAGTTGTGGGACGTGTTTTGTTTAAATTTCAATGACATAACCCAAAAAACAGCAAAAGTCCCACATAAAAATCTGCCCCCACTCCCCGCAAGAGGTGTCATTTAATGGATTTTGACCAGCTATTTGCCGATTTCGAGAGCTTCCTGGAACACAATGAAGGGCGATCGCCGCGCACATCGAGTAAGTACATCGGGTATCTGCGGAAACTACAGGCCTGGTTAGAGGAGAAAAATTTATCCCTGGAACAGGTGACCACAGACCAGCTGGAAGAATTCACCGGCATCTATATGCATCACCAGGGCTTGCGGCCACGGTCCCGCCGTGCGGTGGTGTCCGGAGTAAAAAAATTCTATGGCTGGCTGCGACGTAAAAAAATAATCACGGTGGATCCTGCGAAAGAATTGTTATCACCGTATGCCGGCAGGTCCCTGCCAGTGCCGATGGATCTGCATCATGCGGAATCATTAATGATGGCGCCTGGTATGAAGTCATTCCTGGGCAGGCGGGACACGGCCATTATCTCTTTGATGATAGGTTGCGGTTTGCGTGTATCCGGAGTGATAGGCCTGAATGAATCGAACCTGGTGTTCTATCCGGATGAGCGTAAACGGGAACGCCTGGCTGTGCGTGTGATGGAGAAAGGAAAAAAAGAACGCATTGTGCCGGCCCCGGATGAATGCTGGGCACTCTTACGTGCGTACCTCGGAGATCCGGAACTGGATGAGATTGATCGCAGCCTGCCCAATGGTGATCAGGTCTTGTTTGTCAGTGTTGGCAATCGCAATGTGCCACCAGATAAATATCACGGTGAGGCACGCCGGCTGAAACGTGGTGCAGTATGGGACCTGATACGGAAACATGGTAAGCATGCAGGCATCCCGAAACATCAGCTGCACCCGCATGCCCTGCGACATACGTTCGGTACTGAAATGGCAGAGGCCGGCATCGATATCCTGGAACGCCAGGCATTAATGGGGCACGCTGATGCCTCGAGCACCGAGATATATACCCACATGGCACAACGCAAGCTGCGCAGTGCTATCGATAAAGGTAATCCACTACGTCGCATCAACACGCCAGTGACTGAGTTGTTGAAGTCGTTGGACCATAATCACTGACACCATAACTTCGAGATATGACGAGATAGACGCAGGCATGTTTCCGGGCTCACAATGGCATACAGAAAATAGAGACTGTAACCCCGGCACTATAAAAGAGTGTAGACAGGTAGGATGTTTCCGAGCAGTCGCGGATGTGTCGAGAATTTGACTTTTGAATGGGCTAAAACAAATAGGCATACAGAAACGCAACTGCGCACAATGACAAAAGGCGCAGGTCACACACACGGCAGCACAGTGGAATCATGAGGTTACAGAGCACGTGGAATCAGGAAAGCGCAGGTCAATATCAGGAATGACAGCAGCACGGCACCAGGCACAAGGGGTGGGGGCTCGGCATGGATGGACCGCCATCGGCCATGGAGGGGGAGGGTACCAGAATATCTGCAATAAAACCTGGCGCTGCCTTAGCGCGGACACGCTGCGCGTGTCGTTGCTATAATCGAAAAATGAAAAATAAAACTGCAGTGATACAGGTGCGTGTGAGTTCGAAGCGGCAGGCCGATAAGGAGTTGCCGCTGGAGTCGCAGTTACAGCGATGTCAGGACCTGGCCAAGCGATTAGGCACCACGGTTACTCGCGTGTTCGTAGAGAAAGGGCAATCAGGGTGGTCTGGCCCAAGGCCCGTATTTGAGGAAGCTCTGCAATATTGCGAAAAGACGCTTCCGGATTATTTTATTACATGGTCTACAAGCCGTTTTTCCCGTAACCAGGAAGTATCGATTTCATCCCGGGCCAGGCTGGAAAGGGTTGGTACTGAAGTCGCGTATGCATCATTCGATGCCGGCGCGGATCCTGATACCAGATTTTTAAGTATCGGGTTCCGCGAATTAATGGATGAATATAAAAGCCGTGAAATATCAAAAGATACAAAACGATCAATGGCCAGAAATGCACAGAATGGATTTTGGAACGGCGGCAGGGTTCCATTTGGATATATGTTGCATCGAACAGAGTCCGGAAGGCAACGCCTTGTGATTAACAATATTGAAGCTAGGGTAGTTAGAAAAATATTCAGCATGCGTTTGTCTGGTAAAGGATCCTTGTTAATTGCCAGAGAGTTAAATGAAAATCATGAATACAATCGAAATGCCGGGTGGAATAAATCTTCAATTACGAATGTTTTAAAAAGTGAGGCAGTGCATGGCTGTGTTGCCTATGGCAAACGCACCAGGCCTTCCCGGAGGTTGTTACCCAGGGACCAGTGGATCATAGTAAAAAGCCATGAAGCCATTATAGATGATGAAACATGGAATAAAGTACAGGTATTAATTTCTGAATCAACTCCTACACAAGGATCCGGATCTCCACGTAGCAAATTTATTTTTTCAGGGTTGATGAGATGTGGCCAGTGTGGGGGAAGTTTGCAGATAGAAACAGCCCGTAATAGTGCCGGGACAACGTATGCATACTATAATTGCAGAAATGCACTAAAGAATGGTACGTGTGATAATCGCAGGATTACAGCTAATGAGCTTGATAATTTTTTGATTGATGCAGTTGTTGGCCGCGTATTAACGAAAAGGAATATGGAACAAATATTTCATGACATGCAAAAAGCCTGTGGCGCCTTTACGAAAGAACAAAAAACAAGGATTGTTACTCTTAATATAGAGATACGGGAACTGCAGAGGAGGAATGAGAAATTAATGGCCACGATTGAGGAGCACAATTCTGAAATAGCTGATATGTCTTTATTGGTGAACAGGATGAATGTAAATAATGCCCGTATTCAGTCAGCGGTTGCTGAGATAGAAGAAATCGAATCATGCCCTGTGCCTGAAATCAGTTTGACTGCTGAGGAAGTGGGGAAATTGAGCAGTTTTTGCCGTAAAGTGATTAAAACAACCCGGAATCCGGAAAAGACCAGGGGGTTTTTAAAGGCGATGATAGAGAGGGTTATAATCCGTGATGCCACGGCAGAAATCTATTACAGGCCTGAGCTGCTTATGCGCAAGCAAAATGTTCATAGTAGTGGTTGGTTGGCTCCCCGGGACGGCCATACTCTGAACACTCGGGGAAGAATAATAAAATCAAAGAGATTCGTAATTAATTTACCGGAACGCTGGCATAGGAAGGTGGCGTGATGGCTGGCCAGCAGCTGGTCCCGAAGAAGGACAGTATTAATTTCCATTGCAAGGCCTGCGCTTCAGGCCTCCCGCATTTTTTTGAAGCTGCACCCACAGAGGTCATTGACGCTCCGGATCAGGAGCACCATCCCTATAATTATTTCGCGCCATGCCCCAGCTGCGGCAGCCTTGCCGGTCAGGTGCAATGGGAAAAGAACCTGTTTAAGGCCTGGGCACGGTCCACCGGCCCGAAGACTCCGGAAGGCAAGGCCGCGGTGACTAAAAATATTGAGGGGCACCCCACCCCGGAAGAAGCACTCCGGACGCGGTTCAATGCAATGAAGCATGGACTGTTCGCCAGGACCGCAACCTATTTCCCGGCCAAGCCCGGCCAATATCCTCAGTGTGAAGGGTGCGAACTACGTGAAACGGTATGCCCGGAGCAAGTGGCGTGCCTGAAAAAGACCGAGTTATTCATGAAACACCAGATCGCATTTGAGACACAAGACCCGAAAATGCTGACCCTGCTGCGCTCCGACATGCAGTCCGCAGTCACCGCGATGATCAATGACATGATCTACACCATTATGCTTGACGGCGGCGTGCGCGTGAGATCACCGGAATGGTATTACGACAAGGATGGCGGGTTCCACCTGGCCAAATATACAGATGACGAAACCGGACAGCAGGTACAAATTTTCAAACTTGAAGAACACCCCCTGGTGAAACGGGTGATGGAGTTCATCCAGAAGAATGCCATGACGCTGGCAGACATGGAGATGACGCCAAAAACCAAGGATGAGGCGGATTCAATTCGTGGTTTCCTGGATGATACAAAACAAAAAACAGGTGATGCAGTTGAATATCAGAAACAGATCGCAAGCGGCATGAATGATATCCGTGACATGATTCGTGCCAGCCAGGAAAAAACAAAGCGGGACCCGGTATTGATAGAACATGGAGCGCAGGATCAGGAATGAATCATAAATCACTGCAAGCCAACAGGGTGGAAATATCTCCAATTAAAACGGGAGAATTTGTTATTTTTAAAGGCGCCGGCGATAGTGGAATGTACATTCAATTTGTATGCCCGTGTGGAAATTGTAAGGGACATGACACATTGCCGATATCTGCTGATGAGAAAGTTGCTAATTCAAGTTCGCATTGCTGGCACTGGAATGGTGACATGGATAAGCCAACTTTAAAGCCAAGCCTGCAGAGAACCAGTGAATGTAAGTGGCATGGATTTTTAACCGGTGGAGTATTTGTTCCATGCCGGTGAGTGATTTGAAATTACAGAGATTGAAAAAACGGGAAGAGAAGCTGGCCAGGCGGGTGCAGATGTTGAATGCCGGCAGAGCTGGTAAACCGAAGAACCCGGCAGCGCATAAGGATTATGTTGAATTGCTGGCTGTGCGGGTTGCGATTAAGCAAATAGAAAATGCAGATCCTCGTGATCTTGTGGCAAAAAACGCCGTAAATAATCTAGCGATGAATTTAATGAGATGAGCGCACCGGAACGGGTTTCTGCAACGCAACGCATCCAGATGCAGAATGTGGCTGAGCGTGAGGTGATGCGTTATGCCGGCAATCATGCGTTGTGGCACAAGCACATCCACAACGTGGAGCTCGACACCATGCAGATCCTGAAAATGATCGAAATGGACGAAAACCCGAACACTGTTGATTATTCTTGCCGGCGCACCGGCAAGACGGTGAATAAAGAACTGTATTTGATGGAGTACAATGCCACTAATCCAGATCAGGAAGTGGGTATAGTTGCCCCGCGCGAAGCCCAGGCGATTGTGAATCTGAATTATCATCTTGAAGCTATCCGGCGATCAGAAATACTGACCGCATATCTCATGTTCAAACGTGGCCGCACGCAGATAGCCGACACCTATTACCAGTTTTCCAACCGCTCAATAGCCAGATCATATGGCATCATGGCACAGGTTGACGGCGGCGATCTCACTGCTGCCTCACTGGAAGAAGTGGATGACATGCCGAAAGAAAGATTATTCAGCCGGTTTTTGTTAATGCTGGGGTCCAGCAGACGGCTGGGAGCTGCCAAGGAGAGTGTTAATAAACCACAGATACGAATCACCGGCGTGTTCAAAGGTGCGGACACGCTCACCGGCCTGGTGAAAGGCGGACATTATCATTCGTTGCCGGTGTTGAATGTTTATCTCGGCATGGAAATGGGAATCTTAAATAAAAAATTTATGGAAGAAATGCGGGACCAGCTGGCGCCGGATGAATATATCAGGCAGCTGCTGTGCATTAACGTATCAGCTCGCAATTTAATCTGGGAAATTTACGTGCGCCGGGCCATGCAGGTGGGACTGGAATCAAAAATTGAAATTGTCGAACCAATGCCGGGATGCGTGTATAAAAAACGCGGACTGATTGCATTTGGCTATGACCATTCCGGCCACGGTGAAAAACCGGAATCATCAAAATATGCATTTGTTGTGAAAGAAGCGATCGGGAATTTTGTATGTACTATTTTCGCACGCACCTGGCCACCGGGAACCGATGAGCAAATCGTCCGACGGGATCTGTACGGATACTGGCGTTACTTTATGCCGGATACGGCGATTGGTGATGCGTATGGCATCGGCTTGCTGACACAATTGAATGATGATCTTTATGCCGCAGGCCTCACGCAAATAGACCGGCGCACGATTGGCGATGGTGAAAGCACGGCAACAACCTGGGTGGAATGGCCGTTTGCGCCTATTCGTTTTGAAGGAATGGTGAAACATTCCATGGCGCAGGCCTTGCGCAGCGTGTATCACAACCGTCAGGCGGTGCTGCCTTATATCGACGATCACGATTACACGGATCCGGCCATACAGGACATGCGCCTGTTGATTCGCCAGCTGTCCAATATCAAACCGGAGAAAAACAAAACGAGTTATTCCAGTTATGTGATGGTCAATGACAAGCTGGGCGATGATCTGTTTGATGCTGACATGGCCGCTAACTGGGGCCTGACAACACGCGGTGCTATAACCGTCAATACACATGTACTCACTCGTGCAGTCACGCGGGATGAAATGTTGAAATTACCTGCAGTCCATTAAGGAGATTGATATGAGCATCTTTTCAAGATTATTTAACCGCGGCGAAAAAAAGCCGGCAGAAGATGAATTCCAGAAATTACCGCAGGAACCCGCTGCGCTGAGCTCCGAGAGAGGTTATCGCACCACGCCGGAAAATGCAGTGAAGTACCTTTTCCGCCTGATGTGGGTGGATCCTGATCTGCGTGCCAGCATTATGGACATCCGGCGCATGGACCGCGAGGATCCGCGCGTGAAAAAAATCCACAACCGCACAACGCGGTTAATGGTGAAAGGTGGATTGCGGCTCAATTTTGAAAGCAGTGAAAACAAACGTGTGGCCAACGCCTGGGATGCCTTTATACGGCGGCTGCATCTGGACCGCCGGGAAAAACTCGAAAGCGACGCCCGCGGTTTGATGATGGAAGGCAGTTTGCCGATGCAATGGGTGCTGGGCCCGGACCGGCGCGTGATACAGGCCGTGCGCATGCCGGCAGATACGTTGCTCCCGAAAGTGAATGCTGCCGGTGTATTTACTGATCCGCAAAATGCGTTTGAGCAATATGATCTCACTACCGGTGTGAGGCTGGCCAGTTTTGCCTTGTGGCAACTCTCCCTGGTGCGATTGACGCCGGACAACTACGATGATGCCGGCAGCATGGGGCGGCCTTACCTCGATGCCAACCGCACAATCTGGCGGAAACTGCAAATGACAGAAGAAGACCTGGTAATACGCCGGCGCATGCGTGCACCGTTACGCATGGCTCATATCCTGGAAGGCGCAACAACGGAAGAGCTGGAAGAATACCGGAAGCGTATTGAACAGGACCAGGCCGATGGGAACACCAACGATTACTACATGAATAAAAAAGGCGCGGTGAATCCGGTACAGGGCGATGCCAAGTTGAATGAAATTGCAGACGTTTCACATTTACTGGATACATTCTTCTCCGGTGCGCCGGCCCCGAAAGGCCTGTTCGGATACGTTGGCGATCTCAGCCGCGACATCCTGGAAGATCTGAAACAGGATTACTACGAAGAAATCGATTCCATGCAGGACACGCTTTCTTATGTTTACCAGATGGGGTTCGAACTGGATCTGTTATTGTCCGGAATCAATCCACTGGATTATAAATTCTCCGTGCAGTTTGCAGAACGCAGAACGGAAACACTTAACCAGGCCGCGGACCGTGCATTGAAATACCAGGCCATGGGCGCCAGCAAGCAAACTATATTTGAAGCTGCGCATCTGGACCCGGAAACGGAGCGGGCACGGCTTGAAGGTGAAAGCGAGGGTAATAATCCATATCCGGATCCGTATCGCATTAATGCACCGAGGGTTAGCATCACGCCGGGCAACGCGCCCAAGCGGGAATCAGCCACTGCAATCAGTCATTGATGAAGGCACTGGAGATCACAGCCACGCTGGTGTGCATTGTTGCCATCGGCCTGTTGTCCATGAAAATTTATTTTTATGGCTGGCTGGTGAATGCAGTGAGCAACATCATGTGGTTTACGTGGGGCATTAAACTCGGTTATTACTGGCTGGCATTGCTGCAGGTGGTTTTATTTTCCCTGTGCCTGAACGGGCTTTACCGGTTATAACATGGCAGCGAATCCACGCACCGTACAAAAAGCCACCATCAAGCGTGCATCCGCGATTGCACGCCGTGACATGGACCAGCTTGATGCGCGTGCGCTGGATGATCTGACAGAAATTTATCAACAAGCAATTGCAGATCTGCAAACCCAGATCCGTGATTATGCCGGCACCGATGGCAACCTGCGGCTGGAAACCATGCGCGAACTGGAAGCACAGGCACAACAACGACTGAACCAGCTCTCCGCAGCACGGGACCAGCTGCTGGACAACAACATGATCAGCGCGGCGCAGCTCGGCATCCAGCCGTATGCCGGGCAGACTGCAATTATCGGCACATCATTGGCACAGGTATCGAATGAGGCCGTGCAATTTGTGCGGACGTTCGTTGCCGAGGATGGCTTGCAATTGTCGGACAGGTTATGGCGGCTGGACAATCATGCAAAAGAAATTGTTGCCCGGTCAATTGAAAGTGCCGTCATCCAGGGCCATTCCGCCAGCCGCGCTGCCCAGGACTTCCTGGCACGCGGTGCGCCGGTGCCGGTGGATATTGCCAGCAAAATGAACATGGCGCGTGCGGATGGTGTGGCACGTGTAGTGGGAACTGAATTAATGCGTCCGGATGATGGGCCTTATGCCAATGCATTGCGATTGTTCCGCACGGAGATCAACCGCGCCCATGGTGAAGCCTATCGCACAGCGGCAGCTGCAGTACCGGATGCCATCGGCACCCGGTTCCTGCTGTCGCCAAACCATCCACGGGTGGACATCTGTGACATGCACGCCGCCGCGAATTTGTACGGCCTGGGCCCGGGCGTGTATCCCTTCGGGAAATCACCGTTGCCGGCGCATCCGAATACATTGAGTTATGAAGAAATTGTTTTCCGCGATGAAATCACTGATGAAGACCGTGACGGCAAGGAAGATGAAATCAGCTGGTTGAAATCGCAAAATGCAACCGTGCAAATCGGGGTGCTGGGGAAACACAAGCAGGCTGCGCTGGCTGCCGGCACATTGAAAAAAAATGAAATCAACACGCCGTGGCGCGTGCTCAAAATAAAATACGAAAAACAAGGCACCGATATCGCGGGGACTGAACAGGCATGAGTGCAGCAGCGAATAAAATTACAGAACAGCGGCGCGAGGTGAATTGTTTGCGTTGTGGCCGCAATATTTTTAATGGAATTGTAATACGATCTCGTGTAATTCGCGTGCTGCCGGACGGACGCTGCCAGGCGAAATGCCGATGTGCGGAGTGGCAGGCGGTGCCGTTGCGATATACAGAATAAATGTTGATTTATTGACATTCTGAAAATTTAGTACCAGACTTTAAGCTGATTAAGGCATAACGTGTAAACGAAAGCCGGATCCCGAGAGGGTTCCGGCTTTTTTCGTTTGTGCCAGGTGGCCGCTCATGCGCATCCGTGCGCACGCGGCATACACCACATCCTTGTGGATAATGTGAATGAAAGGAACTGCAAGACATATTTTTCTGGAATCCGGTGGTGATCCGGATTCGATAATTTTATTCAGTGATCGTATCTCGCTCGCTGAAGGTTCGCGCCGTTCGGTGGAAACACTGTGCCGCGTCGTGAAGTTCGAAGATCTCTGTTATGGCGAGGTGGACATATCCAAGCCGAAACTGCTGAGCATGATCAAAAACTTCGATGCGAAAGTGTACGGGCAGGATATCGCAGTGGATATCGCCCACAACTCTTCCGATGGCGCTGCCGGATTCATACGCAAGCTGCACCTGGACGGGAACAAGCTGCGCGGCGAAATCGAGTGGACCGATCATGGCGTGGAAGCCGTCACGAAACGCGGGTTCAGATATTTTTCCGCTGAATACCATGAGGACTGGCGGGACCCGGAAACGGGCAAGAAGCACGGCCCTACGTTAATGGCCGCGGCTTTGACTATCCGCCCGCGAGTAAAAAAACTGGATCCGATTGATCCGGACAAACTGCAACTTTCATTTGATGATGATGAGCGTGGACGCGCTGTCAGCCCCAGTTTCAAGAAATTACTGACAGAGGAGATTACCGCCATGTGGGCCAAGATGATTGAAGAATTGAAGAAACAGCTCAGCGCCAAAAAGCTGAGTGAAGGCATGATTAAACTGTTCGTGCAAAACCTGGAAGCCGCGCTGAAAGGTATCACGGAAGAAGCGGAAGCCAAACTGTTGATGGAAGGATTCGTCACTGCCGGTGACCAGCTGGTGAAAGAGCTGGCTGAAAAAGGCGATGATGACAAAACCATCAAGCTGGACTTCTCCAGCCTGAAGCTGCCGGAAAAAGCCGGACTCACGAAAGATGACATCGTGAAGCTTCTCGCTGAAGAGAATGACCGTAAAGCGGCTGAGTCCAAAAAGTTGCAGGAATCACTGGAGACCAAGATCAAGTTATTCAGCGATACTGTCACTGCCGCTGAAGGCGTGAAGCAGCTCTCCGATGAGACCCGCAACAAGCTGCTGTCCGCGAAAGACCTGATCACCGCTGAAATGACTGAAGATCAGATCAAGAAGCTGGCGGAAAACCAGATCAAACTGGGCAATGATATTTCCGTCGCCGCACAGCTTGCAGCCCGCGGATTCAGCGCACCTGTGGGTACCGTGCATATCAGCGTGGATGACAGCAACAACATCAAGGCGTTGCAGGAATCCATTGACAAGCGCCTTGGCCTGGCCGACATGTCTGAAAGCCGGCGTTTTGCACCGACCGGTGGCAAGCTCCAGGAAGAAAACAAGAAGCTGGCGGAAATCGTGCTGGCCCGGTTCGATAAGGAACGTGTTGTGCAACTGCAGGCCGAGCACAAGATGCTGGCCGGTGGTGATGGCATCGTTTCCGATGTGAACGTGCCGGTGGTGTGGGAACGCACGGTGATCCGTGAAGCACTCTACCGCCTGGTAGGGTTACAGTTTGTGGATTCCGGTTCGCTGGATTTCGCTACCAGTTATTCCATTCCGTACAGCTACCGCGATACCGCCGCCGCAGGCCGGAACAGCACCCGCAAATACGAAGGCCAGGCGATCGCCCGTGCCGGTGTGATCCAGACTGCAGACACGGCTTATAACGTGCCGCAGAAACTGGCATTCGAGATCAGCGATGAATTGCGCTACCTCACCCAGGCGCGGCACCTGAACTGGGACGCCGTCACTGAAAACCAGCAGAATGCCTCCCGCATTATCGGAGAAGACCTGGAGCAGTTACTCTTCAACGAAGTGCAGCATGCCTCGGATGAATATGGCGCCGTTGCCGTGGTGAATGAAGACCTGGAACTGCAGGCCGATGGCACGGATGAAATTTTTATCCTGGCCCAGTTCCCGGTGGTGCGCCCGCGCAAGATTTACGACTTGCAGGGCAACCAGGTGGGCAGCACCGTTAACCAGATCACTGTCACCTATGATTCTGTGGCGCGGTCTGAATATGACGGTACCGGCGAACAGGCAGCCGGCATTTATTATGTGCTGGATTATCAACTCGGTGAAATATACCTGGTGGATGAGGCCGGCGCCGTTCAGACACCGGTTGACACCACGGCATATACCATCAGCTACAGTTACGCCGCCAACGTGTACAAGTTCGATACGGACATCCCAGCGGAAACGGTCATCGACGCGCATTGGGACACCTTCCTGTACCGCTATGGCCTGCGCAAGTCCGTGATTGAGGATGAACGCTGGCATACGGCCAACTTCGGTTTGATGAGTGGCACCGCCATGACCCAGATCGAACAGGCGAAGCAATTTGGCGCCAACTCCAAACGTGCAGGTACAGACCTGATGGTCGATGGCAACCTGGGCCGGGTGAAGGACATCCCGAATTTCAAAACCTCAGCACCGGCCTTGTGGATGGGCGATCAGCGCGTGATCGTGGGTGAACGTGGCGTGACGCGTTTCCGCATGACCAAACCGTGGCAGCTCGGCCAGCTTGAAAACCAGAAGGATTCCAATGGCCGGTTCACCGGCAAGAAAGAAGCCTATGGCGATCAGTTCATCGTGTTGCATACGCCGACACCTCTGAAGCGTGCCTATACCTCCATCTTGCTCTACGGCGCAGCTGCCAGGGTGGCGCGTCCGGCATAACTTTAACCAGTAGCTACGCGATTGTGGGGTGGTAGCAATACCGCCCCGCTTTTTAAAACCAGAGGTGACCCATGAATGATGTACCCGTAACCAATAACGGCACAAACACGATGTATGTGGGTGGTTATTCCATCCCCCCTAACGAAACCAGATTTATTCCCGCCCACCATGTGCCTGCGCATTTACAACCAGCTCCCGTTGCCGCCGTTGAGCCTGTAAAAGATACCCTGCTGGACCTGCTGGATGAAAACGTCAAAACCATCATGCAGGCCCTGCCGGATTTAAGTGATGAAGACCTGGGCCGGTTAAAAGCTGCTGAGGATGACGGCAAAACCCGTAAAACGGTAGTGAATGCCATCGATGGAATTCTGATGCAGCGTGCTGCGCTGAAAACGCTGAAAGATGACGCCATGCACATGGCCATTAACCAGGTCATGGATGCCCGTAATGCCGCTGTGGATGTGCCGGGTGAACTGGCCGTATATGACAAGGTGCTGAAAGCACGCTCAGCAGAAATCCTGATGTTCCGTGCCACGCTCGGGGCAGAGAATGCAGACCAACTCGCGGAAGTGGATGACCTGTTAAAGGCGTTGGATATTCCGCTGGATGATGGCAAACATGGATAGCCTGTCCGGTGTGATGCTGGCCGCGGGCCTGAACAAGATCGTGTTAATGATCATTGCGCTGGCCATCGCCGTCGTGGCGCTGCGCTGGTTCGACCGGCGTTGCAATTTCAGTTTTTCCCGATGGCTGGACAAGGCGGACAAAGCCACCGGTGAAAAGAACACCGGCTATGGCATTTATCTCGGGCTGCGCTTCCTGGGCGTGTGTGTGCTTATCGGACTGATGCTTGGATGCAGCACGGCACAGGCCGCTTCATTCCACACGAAATATGATCACGATATCAAATCCGCATCTGATCGCTGGATGCCGGGCGTGGACTGGCGCTTGTGGAAAGCCCAGCTGTATCAGGAGAGTCATCTGAAACCGGAAGCTGTTTCACCCGTTGGCGCACGTGGTATAGCGCAGATAATGCCAGGGACGTGGAAGGATGTGAGCCGTGCCATGGGCTATGGTGCGGCATCGCCACACGTGGCGGAACTGGCCATCGAGGCCGGGGCATATTACATGGGCGGTTTACGCAAGTCCTGGTCCGCTCCGCGTCCGGAAGCAGACCGGCATTCCCTGGCCATGGCCAGTTATAACGCCGGCCTGGGTAATTTGCTCAAGGCCCAGCGCGTGGCCGGCGGTGCGGCCAGTTACCACGAAATTATTTCCGCATTGCCCAAAGTGACCGGCCATCACTCGAAGGAAACGACTACCTACGTGCAGCGTATCTGGGGGTATTGGCAGAGAATGTTACTGGGGGCGTGATGGACGGATTGACACACGAAGAACTCAAAAAAGCCATTAACCAGGTGCTGGATGAACGGCATTCGATTGATGAGGTCACGCACAAAGCGCATCACGACTGGGTGGCCTGGAAAATAAAAAGAGAACAACGCCACCAGGAGATCATGGACGCGGTTTATAAACAGGTCATTGGCTGGGGAGTAATTGTATTTCTGGGAGGTATCGGGTTGGCGGTGTATGACTTTATGGCCAAGGTTTTGAGGGCGAATTAATGCAACGGCGTGTCTGGAATGTAGTGGCCGGGATGTTTGTATTACTGATTCTGTTGTTTGTTAGTGCGCTCACCTGGGCGCTGGTTGTTGAACAAATTGATATTGGTGAATATGCCAAGCTGTTCATGCCGGTGTTGACCGGCGTGGGCGGTTATTTTGCCAAAGCCGTGCAGAGCAGCGAATGAAAGTATTGTTGATCATTATTGCTATTTCGCTGGCCGTGAATATTGGCGGCGGCTGGTTACTGAAAAAATCCTGGCAAAAGGAACGCGAGCTGCAAACGAAATACGAAATTTTAAATAAAAAAATGGACCAGGAAATTGCCACGCGGGATGCCGCGATTGAACAATGGCGAACGGATTACGTGCAGCTCCGGACCGAGCACACGGAGAAAGAACAACGGCTGATTGCAAACCAGCATGCCATGAGCCGCATTGAAACTGAATTGCTGGCATCGAAACGGAGGCTGAATGAACTCAGCAAAGAGAGTGCGGAATTTTCTGACTGCCTGCGTGTGCGTGTGCCTGCTGCTTACGCTCACGAGCTGTTCGGAGGATCCGGACCGAAACCTTAACATCCGCACGGTGAAGGTGCCGGAGCGGTACGCCGTATGCCCGTCACCGGTATATTTACAACCCGTGCTGGATGCCGCTGCCCCGGTGAAAGATGACATCGAGATTGCAGACATCATGCACTGGGCGCGGGATGAACGTGCGCAGCTGGAAAAAGCCAACCGCAAGATTTCTGATTTGAAAAACGAGCTGAACAACCTCGGTTGTGATTACGGTGAACCGGAATAAATTATTTATGTTCTTTGCCCTGATTTTAATCTGCGTGCCTGCTGTTGCTGATTTCTGGACCGAAGGCCGTTATGGCGCACATCCGACTGCCTGTTATAAATTTTCCCATGCTGCCGGCGTGGCCGCTGCCGAGTTTGATACGGTGGCCGTGAATGGCCCGTTTATTTTACAGGCCATGGAAGAATCCAAAGCATCACAGTTTGATGTACACGTAATGCGTGCTGCGATTGAGTTTGTAATTCGGGAAGACCTGCGGACCCCCCCCATTGCCAAAGCAGTAGCGTTATCGCTCTGCCGTGGCCAGGTGAAACACGAACGCGACCGCAACGGCCATGTGCCCTGGGTGGAGCAAGCGCACGTGAATAACTGGATAGGTGCATTCTGATGACAGAAGACGAACTGGTTGCGGAACTCAAGGCCTCGCTGATGGATTGTGCCAGCGTGTTTCCCGGCACAGATGCAGATGAAGATGCTGATTTCAAGCGGCATTTAAGTTTTGCCGCGAAAGATTTAGGCCGGTTGCGTCCGCGCCGTTTGCGCGGGTCCCTGGAACTGGTGGCTGACACGGCGTTTTATGATGCGCCTGCCGGCATTCTGAAAGTCGGCATGAGCACCTGGGGTTCGGATTCCACCAGGAAACCCTGGGACGATGGCTACCCGGGCAAGGTGCCGCGCATTATGCTGATACGCAACGATGACGAATTGCAATTGCAACTGGATCCAGCGCCCACCAGTTTGCAGATCACCGTGTTCGGTGCTGACATGCCGTTCACGTATTACGCCACGCACGAGATCGGGGCGACAGATGCAGAGACAACGATTCTTGAGGGAGACCGGGGGTTGTTGATTTTACGGGCGCAGGCAGAAGCCATGAAAGAAATGGCGATGCGCAACATTGCCAAGCCGGTAGCCATGCGTGATGGCATTTCCAATACACCCAAGAACGGCATTCCGGCAGCACTGCATAAACAGTTGATGGATGAGTTTGAGAGTATGGCGGCATGAGTAATATCAGCGTCAAAATTGAAGGTGGTAAAGAAGTTGCTGCAGCGTTCCGGCGATCACCGTTTGCCATGCGCCTGGCGTTACGAAAAAACCTGCTGCGAGGCGGCCATGAAATTGCACGTGAAGCCCAGCGTAATTTAAGGAAGAACAAATCCATGGCATTCAGCACGTTGATTCAATCATTAATTGTCCGTGCGGTGAGTGATTTTGAAACGCATGTGACTGTAGGTGCAGCGCACGGTGTGTATGTGGAAGAAGGATCTGCGCCGGGTGGACAACCAAACCGGCAAACATTACTGGACTGGATCCGGGTCAAGCGCATTCAACCCTTGCAGGGACAAACGCTGGATGATCTGGAATTCCTGATCGGCAGAAAGATTCGTCAAAAAGGGATTAAGGCCAAACCGTTTTTTGAACCGGCGGTGGAAGCCAAACGCAGCCGCGTGATGGCACTGATTGAACTGGGCGTGGAAGAAGGACTGCAAAGCGCAGGACTGGCATGAGTGAACTCAGTGTTCGCCTGGAATTATTGAAAACCAACCTGGCGGCAATGTATCCGGACAGGATTGTGACGCGGGACCTGAAAGATTTTTCTCTGCGTAAAAAGCCGGACCTGGAAATAGGAATTTATACCATCATCAGCAAGGGCTTGAGTGATTTCAATTCGCCGGCACAGCTGGTGCTGCTGGAAGGCACGCACGGCATTTTACTGGTGGGCCAGATTGAATTGCCGGAAAGTGCTGATCCCAGTGAAGTGGAAGATGCGGAAAATGAAATGTGGGATGAAGTGAAAGCATTTATACAGACGCCGGGGGCGGGATTGTGCCCGCTGGATCCGGTCAGCATGCTGCAAAGCCAGCAGATTGATCATCCCTTTGGCTGGATCGCCGTGGAATTGAGTTTCAGATATTTTGATTAAGAGGATAAAACCATGAACAGACATGCACGCATGACGCAAATATTAATTCAGGCACAAACAGCTGCACGCACCGCACCCGCGCCGGCAGCGTTTAAAATGAAATTCAATCCCGGTTTTGAATTTGGCCGGGAACCCAACCGCCAGGCGGACCAGACCATGAACCTGGACCCGCTGGAAGAACAAACGGACGTGGGCGATGCGGTATTGACCGGTACCATCCCCGCCATCCTGTGCCTGAATGATATGGGCCAATGGCTGAAGCATTTACTGGGCGATCCTGCCACAACCGGCGTAGGCCCTTACGAACACGAATACACGCTGGACCTGAGTGTTGCGTCCCGGTTTCTGATGGAGCTGGGTTATACCGATGTCGATAAATATCCGCGCTGGCTAGATTGCATCGTGAATTCACTGAGTTATAGCATCAAGGAGGCCGAGCAGAATATTTCTCTGGGGATCATGGGCGGCACACAAATCAGCCCGATCGGCGGCGCCGTGTTCGATGCGGCCCCCACCATTTATGCCAAGGACCGCGCCTGTTCCAGGGGTGGTGAGGTCTACGACGTGGATGGCGCCAGTACGCTGGGCCAGATTATTGAAGCCAGCCTGAACTTGAGCAAGGACTATCAGGGGCAATTGATTGCGGACGGGCTGGAAGGGTACAGCGATTATCTGGTGGGGCAGCCATCCCTGGGCGGCACATTGCGGTTCATTTACGATGACGGCACTAACCTGTTCGATCATGGCCACGCGAATACCGCCAAGCCGCTTACGCTGATTTCCATGAACGCTGCCGGTGATGCATCACTGGAGTGGACTATCCCTGCTGCGGAATTCAGCGAACCGAAACATCGCATGGAAACCAGCGCCGGCATTATTGCCACGGTGGACTGGAAGGCAATCAAGCATGCGACAGATCCGGTGACTGTGGTGCTGACAAACGGGATAGTGAGTTATTAATTAATCATTTTGCTGACATCAACAAAATGATTTTGTAGTGCGCGAATGCGCGTGAATGAGCGCGAGGTGAACATGAAAGACGATAAAGCAACTGAAGAAAAAAAAGAGGTGAAGGTAAAGCCGGTGACTTTCATGGACCGGCATTACCTGAGCCGCAAGATCAAGGTGGGCAACAGTACTTTGCAGGTGACCGGTGGCAAGGTGACTGCGACAACGGCTGAGCAGATTGATGCCTGCCGTAAAGATAAAGCCCTCACGGAGGTGAGATAATGCGCCTGGTGCTGGGTGAAATCCTGAAACATGTTTCCTGGCCGGAAGCGAATATGGAATTTATTCTCACGCCGTTGTATGAAGATGATAACGCGCAGCTGCTGAAAGACTGCACCGAGCGTGTCAGCAAACAAGGCAAGCTGGTGGATGTGATCTATGATCATGACGAATTTTCCGGGCGCGTGGGGTTGAAATGTATCAAGGACTGGCCTAAAGGCCCGGTAGATGAACACGGCCAGCCGGTGCCCTGTACGCCGGAAAACATCAAGCGGCTGATGAAGGTGGGCGTGGCGCGGGATTTCATTCTGGCGCAGGTCCGCAGCCTCGATATCCACCTGCAGGAAGAAATAGCAGAAGCAAAAAACGCCTGACCGCCCTTGCCAGATATGTCCGCAAGGGCGGATACCAGGCGCTGGATGATCTGATATCCATGGGTAAAGTTCCGGCCCAGGAAGACCTCCCCCCTGAGCTCGACTGGGAAACCCCCGTGTGGATGTTGACCATGCAGCTGCATTCACAGGTGCGGGTGGTGCCCATGGGCGGCATCATCGGTTATGATTTGAATGTATTTTTGCCTATAATCGCGCACAAGGGCTGGCATCCGGACATTGCTCTGGAACTGATTACCGCCATCGAGGCGGAATTATTCTCGAAGGAAAAGAATGGGGAATGATATGAAACAGTTAATTGTAATTTTATTGGCGTTGATTTTAATATCAGCTTGCAAATCTCAAAATCTAAGAGAGGTACAGGGACAACCGGCAGAGTATCAGGCCGGTTATCATCATGGGTGTGATAGCGGCTATGTGGCAGCCGGTCATCCATATTATTCATTTACAAAAGATGTGGCCAGATTTGAGCACAAAGACCAATACCGGCAAGGCTGGACTGATGGATTCAATGTGTGCAAGTCGCAATATGAATCGATAACACACCGGCGTTAAATCTCATCATCAAAAACTATTTGGTAATAACAGCGGCAAATAGCCAATCCGATGAAGGATGACTATAATAAGCTGACATAGGCATAACACAGCGAGATTGCCACGCAAGCTCGCAATGACAGTAATGTGAAAGCCGGACCTCGAAAGAGGCCCGGCTTTTTTATGGGTGATCTAATGCGAACATTCAATATGCAGTCTGGTACCGGCAAGCAAATCAAGGTGGTGATCACCTCGGATGGCTGGCACCAGTATGCCGAGGGCGCGGCGCAAGCAGCGGACGCCACAGACCAGCTCAGTGAAGAATCCCAAAAACTCACAGACGGCACCGGCAAGCTCACTGCTGAAAACAGCAGGCTGACCAGCAGTTACAGTAAACTCAAATATGTGATCGGTGGGCTGGGTCTGGGGCTGATTTTACGTCAGATCACCAGTATCAGCGACACGTATACATCACTGAACAACCGTTTGAAACTGGTCACAGAAAGTGAGGAAGAGCTGCATATCATTGAGGAAAAATTATATTTTGCCTCGCAGGAAACACGGGTCAGTTACGAATCAACCGCCAACCTGTATGCGCGTGTGGCACGCAATGCCAAAGAATTAAAACTCAACCAGGCAGAGCTTTTATCCATAACAGAACTCACCAATAAATCCATCCAGATCGGCGGCGCTACATCGCAGGAAGCAGCTGCCGGGGTGATTCAGTTTTCCCAGGCCATGGCATCCGGTGTGCTGCGCGGTGATGAATTGAGATCGGTATTAGAAAACATGCCTAGGCTGGCTGAGGCACTGAGCAAAGGACTGGGTGTAACCATTGGTGAGTTACGCAAAATGGGTGAACAGGGAGAGCTCACCGCTGAAAAAGTGGTGCAAGCACTGTTGTCACAAAAACACGTAATAGATAGTGAATTTAAAGAACTGGCGCCGACGATTGGCGGCGTGATGGAAACCATCTCCAATTCCATCCGTAAAGCCATATCCGATGCTGATATGTCACAACTCACCGATGAGTTGACTGAATTCCGGGAAGAACTGGAAAAACCAGCGACATCGGAAGCGATTACTGCATTTTCAGCGGCAATGATTACGGGACTTACACAAATAGTGCAACTGTTTAGCGGCGCTGTGAACCTGGCAGAGCGATATGGTGAAGCCTGGGGCAAGTTGGTTGCCGGTTCCGGTGGAAAATTTTTCAATTTATCACAGCAAGAATTGCTGGCCCTGGAAGATAGACTCGTTACACAAAGCAACCAGAATGTGCTGGAAGGCGGCAGAAAAATGTCGCTACGTGCGCAGGAACAACTGCAACGTGATCTGGAACAGGTGCGCACGCTCTTGAGCCTTTATGTCGATGCCACCCAGCAGCTCAAGGCGGCAACCGATGATGGTGTTGGTGGATCATCTGGCAGAGATTTTTCAGAAGCTGAGAAAAAAGGCCATGAAATAATATTCAATCTGCTTAAAGAAAAGGAACTGCATGGCGAAGTGGGTAATGCTGCCAAGGCACGTTTTGAAATTGAGTTTGGAAAATTACGTGATTTGCTGCCACATCATAAAGAGCTTGTATTACAACTGGCTGAAGAACTGGATGTTATGGATGCGCAGGTTGACAAAGAAAAAGACCTGGCCAAGGAAAATCAAAAACGCCTGCGCGAACAGGCCAAGCTCGTTGAAGAAAATAAAAAAGCGCACGAACAACTGATTGAAATGATCGACAAGGAACAGGAAGCCAGCGTGAAGAACATGACGGAGAAGCTGGCGGCGCTGAAAAAATCATTAATGAGTGAAACCGAACTGGTACGGCAACGCTATGAGGCTGAAGTTGCATTTCTGGAAGATGCCCGGGCGCGTATGTATGTCACCGAAGAAGAATATCAGCAACTGCGCCTCGACCTGGAGCTGAAGGCCGATCTGGAAATCGGGCAGATACATGAGCGTGCGCTTAAACAAGCGGGCATCAGCACCAGGGACAACTTCAAGGAAATTGCGGACGCCATACGCGGTTATGGTGATGACACCACGAATGCCATTGTGGATATGTTTATGGGGCTGGAAGTGAACATGCACAATATCGTGAATTCCATAATCCGCGATTTAATGCGTATCCAGATTCAGAACAACCTGGTGAACCCATTGCTTGATCTGGGCACATCATTTCTTGGTAGTTTATTTGGTGGAGGTTCAAGCGTCGCCGGGGAACTGGGCGCAATTGACCCGGGATTATTCAGCGAAATATTACATCGTGGCGGCATCGCCGGGCGTGGGACCGGTGGCCGTAAAATGCCGGCCAGTCTGTTTGAAAATGCGCCACGGTTTCATGACGGACGTATGCCCGGTTTGGCGCCTTATGAGATACCCGCCATTCTGCGCCGTGATGAAGGCGTGTTCACGCCGGAGCAGATGCGTGCCTTGGGTGGCCCTGCCAAAGTGAATGTGACCGTGATCAACAATACCGGCAGCGATGTGCAGGTGAATGATCGCGGTATGGTGAACGGTGAACAGCAAATTGAAATTATCGTGGACCAGGCATTAAAGAAAATGCAGCGCAGCGGCAAGCTGGATAGCACCATGAAGCAATATGGTACAACCCGGCAACCGGTGCAGAGGTAGGTATGGCCGACGCTGACTGGCCGGAAACATTACCGCAGTTTGTTTTGCAACAAGGCCTGTCTGAAACCTTGCCTGACACGACGGTGGCTTCTGAAATGGATGCCGGTCCGGCGAAAATAAGAAGGCGCCACAGTGCCGGGGTGGAGAATATTTCCTGTGTTGTCGCGCTGAAAAAAGATGGTGTGACAGACCAGGTGCAGATCCTGAAGGATTTTTACAACAACACACTGGCGGGCGGATCCTTGCCTTTTGACTGGATCCATCCGAGCTCGCAGGCGGCTGTCACGTTCCGGTTTAAACCCAAGAAGCCCCCACAGATACGATTAATACGCGGCACTATCTGGCATGCGCAACTGGAGCTGGAGATCCTGCCATGAGAAATGTGAGTGATGCCTTCCAGGGCGCGGTGTTCCGCTCCCAAACGGATGAAGTGTTTATTGTGTTGCTCACCATTGATCATGAAAACCTGGCAGAGCCGATCCGTGTCACCAGTGATGCGGTAAATACCATCAGCAACGGTGACACTTTTATCCCATATCCATTCGCCGTGCAGTTACCGAGTGAACAAAATGACAGTGTGCCGATTGCCAAACTTTCGATTGACAATGTGCACCGGCTGATCGGGCAGACCATCCGCGAGATTGATACGCCGCCGGAAGTGACCGTGCAGATTGTGCTGCATTCCGATCCGGACCTGGTGGAGGCGGAATGGACCGGACTGATCATTGAGAAAGTAAGTTACAACGCGCTGACTGTGGAAGCGGACATCGTCGGCCCGGACATACTCAACGAACCGTTTCCAGGTGACAAATTTACGCCGGACAAATTTCCGGGATTGTTCTGATGATTATGTTCAGGACGAACGGTATGCCGCGACTGCATGGATGCAGAGGAGCGGCTGTTCATTTACTGGATACTGGCCTGCGCCAGTATGACGATTGAGGTAGAGACTGTGCTGCCAACCTGGGTCAATCAATACATCGGTATTCCGTTTGCGGACAAGGGCAGCACGTATGAAAAATGCAGTTGTTATGGATTATTGCGACTGGTGTTCCGCGAGCAATGCGGCATTGAGCTGCCGGATTATGAGGATGCCTATGACAGCATCAGGAACAGTCAGGCGATTGCCGCGGCATATGATCAACACATCGATGATCGTTGGCGCCGCGTAGCGCAACCTGAGGTGCTGGATGCTGTTCATCTGCGTATGAAAGGGTTGCCGCTACACGTGGGTGTCGTTGTCGCGCCGCATACGATGCTGCATATTTATGAAGGCGTAAATTCGTGTGTGGAAAAATTCAACAGCGCAGCCTGGCAAAAACGGGTGCTGGGGTTTTACCGGTATGGGAATGGTGATTCGTGCACTGGAAATCGTTCCTGACATTTCCAGCATACACTACATTCATGTAGATAATTGGTGAATAGTGAATGGTGAATAAATAAATGGAAAATTTACCTGTCATTTCGAGCGCAGCGAGAAATCTTGATGCCGTCCATGGGCGGCTGGATCCCGGACAATCCGTGTCCGAGACAGTGCGGGTGACAATATGCCCTCGGCCGTTTTCGGATGTGCGGGTGGACCGTTATTTCGCGCATGGCGTGACGATTCAGGACATCATGGATGATTTCCGCCTGCCGGCAGGATGTACGGCAGGGGTGTGCATCAACGGGGTGCCGGTGCCGAAACGTTACTGGGACCGCTGCCGGGCCAACGCCGGCACGCATGTGACCATAAATGTAGTGCCGATGGGCGGGGATGGAAAGAATCCGTTTGCAATTATTCTCATGCTGGCTTTCGCGGCATTAAGTTTTTATTTGCCAGTATTGTTGCCCAGTTTACAAGGTATTGCTCTCGGGCTTGCCCGCGCCGCCATTGGCCTGGTCGGCAACCTGATTACGAATGCGATAGCGCCGCCGCCGCAGCAAAAGTTATCGCAACCTGCGGGGATACCCAGTCCGACGTACAGCATCACCGGGATCCGCAATCAGTTCAATCACTGGGGCGTGATTCCCCGCGTGTACGGCACGCACAAGGCATACCCGCCGTTCGGAGCGCCTTCTTACACCGAATTAGTGGGGGAAGATCAATTTCTGCGTTCGTTATTCATCATCGGTTACGGTCCTCTGGAGATCACCGACATCAAAATTGGACAGACACCGATCGATTCGTTTAATGACGTGGAATACGTGGTGCGTCCCGGCACGGATGAAGATCCGCCGTTATCACTGATGACGAATACCATCATTGAAGACGCGCTGAACATTGACATCAGCGCGGAAGGCCCGGAACAAGGTTCCGGCTCCGGCAGCTATGGGCCGGGTGAATGGGTAGAGCGGACCACTGCCACGAACACAAAAGAAATAATGATCGACCTGGCATGGCCCAACGGATTATTTTCCGTGCATACTGAAAAAAAGAAACCGCGCCGGGTGGAAGTAGAGTGGCAGTACCGGGCCGCCGGTTCAGAAGATGCGTGGATTAACGCGCCGGGGGTGACGGTTGAACGCAACACGGTTAAAACCATCCGCCGCGGTGCGCGTGTGGTGGTGAGCTCCGGACAATATGACGTGCGCATCCGGGTGAAACTCAGCAGCACACCCGGAAAAGATAGCACCAAGGGCGTGATGGACCGCACCTTTCTCACCGCATTCAAGTCGGTGCGCGATTTTGATCCATTGAACGTGGGGTTTCCGGTGGCCACTATCGAGATGCGCATTCGCGCCAACGAGCAACTGAATAATATTGTGGACGAACTGAACTGTGTGGTGACCTCCGTCTTGCCGGATTGGGACGCCATCGGTGAAGTATGGACGGATCTGGCCACGAGCAATCCAGCCAGCGTGTTCCGCAGTGTATTGCAGGGCCTCGCCAACAAGCGGCCACAGCCGGACGCACGGATTGATCTGGATGCGTTACAGGACTGGCACGAATATTGTGACACAGAGGGGTTTACATTCAACGGCGTGCTGGACACGCAGGGCACGGTGTTCGAGGTATTGCGCAACGTGGCCAGCACTGGACGCGCCGGCCTGGCCATGCGCGATAATAAATTTTCAGTGGTGATTGACCGCCCGCAAAGCACGTATGTACAGCGCATTACGCCGCGCAATTCCTGGGGTTTTTCATCAGACAAAACTTTCATCACCCGCCCGCATGCCATCAAGGCCAGGTTTGTTAACGCCAATGAAAATTGGCAACAAGATGAACGCATTATTTACGATGACGGTTTTAATGCCGGTAACGCCACGGATTTTGAGTCCATCGATTTGCCGTATATCACGGATCCGGATTTGATTTGGCGGCACGGACGTTTTCATCTGGCCCAGAACCGGTTGCGTCCGGAACTCTATTCCATATTTATTGACGTGGAAAATATCGTGATGACGCGCGGCGATCGGGTGGAAGTAGCGCATGATGTGCTCTTGATTGGTCTCGCCCAGGGCCGGGTGAAATCACTCGCCCGGGACGGCAATAATGATGTGGCGTCCATCACACTGGACCAGGCCTGCCCGATGGAGGCAGAAAAAAGTTACGGCGTGCGGTTGTGGTTTGTGGACGGCACACGCAACGTGCAATCGGTGGTGACTGAGGCCGGCGATCAATATGAGCTGACATTCACCACGCCCATTGATGAAGCGCTGGTGCCGGCAGACGATGATTTGCTGGATGCGTTGGTGTTGTTTGGCGAAGCAGACACGGAAGCCGCACCGATGATTGTGCATTCAATCGTTCCCGCGCAGGACATGACTGCGCAGATTTTTTTACAGGATGCAGGCGATACAATACATGACGCCGACACCGGCGAAATCCCGGCGTTTATAACACACATCACTCAGCCGCCGCCATTAAACAAGCCGGTGCCCACCCCGGTAGTGCAACAGATTACATCGGACGAATCTGCCTTGTTGCAACTGGTGGGCGGGAACCTGCAAACGCGGGTGATTATTTATTTAAATCCTCCGGGTGGTTTCAATCTCGATGCGATGAAACTGCAGGTACGTTACCGGCGCAGCGCCAATGCCGGGGGAGACACTGAAGATGCCAGCGTGTGGGAATATCTGCCGGATTTGCCCGGTGGTACGGATGTGGTGATCATCGATGATGTGGAGGACGCACATTTGTATGATCTCAATTTGCGTTATGTGGCCATAGCCGGTGCGTATCCCGGCGCGGCTTCTGACTGGTACGAAGAAAATGATTACCTGGTAATCGGCAAGAGTACGCCTCCAGCAGATGTGACTGGCTTCAGCGCTTCGCACAACGGTGCGGTGGCGATCTGCCAGTGGAACGAGAATGATGAGATCGATTTGCAGGGATACATCGTGCGTTATATGGATTACGCGCTGGAATTTGATTTTGAAAATGCCATATCGCTCAGCGAAACTTTAAAGGGCACCGAAATCACAACCGGCCTGGTCCCTCCGGGCGAATGGAACGTGGGCATCAAGGCCGTGGATGTGGCCGGGAATTTGTCCGTGAATGCGAACGTGAAGTATCTGAACGTGCAGAATGCGTCCGGTGTGGATGTGGTGGTGGAGCGTGAAGAATCACCACGCTGGGAAGGCACGCTGACCAATTGCATCCGGCACTGGTCCGGCGTGATTGTCCCGGAAAGTGAAGACACCGATGCGCTGGCGGATGATATCTTTGATGAAGCCGTAGTGAGGCCTGCGGACGCCTGGTATGAGGGTGCGGAATTTGATATTGAATTCGATGATAACGTGCGCACTTATGCCATCAGCGAAGCGGCATTGTTGCCGGATGGCAGCGGCATACCGCAGCCGAAACTGGAACTGGATTACAAACTGGATGGTGATGAATACGATGGTTTTGAGGACTGGAGTATTAGTTTTGTGACCGCGCGTTATCTCAAGCATCGAGTGCACCTGGATCCGTCTGTTGGCGTGATGCTGCTGCGAAAATTCAAACCCGTGATTGATGTGCAACAGCGGAGAGAAACAGAAACCGGATTATCGGTGGCAGATACCGGCGAGGCGATCACATTCAACCAGGAATATCACAACATCCCGCACGTGTTGGTCAGTGTCGATTCCGATACGGCCTTGATTCCAACTTACAGCAGCCTCACGACTACCGGCTTTACCGCGCATGTGTTCGACACCAGCGGCACTGAGGTGGGGATTACAGATGCGTTTAATTACACAGCGAAAGGAAACTGAATATGAACTTTAAATTCATCCAGCCGAACTTTACGACACAACAGCCGAGCGAGGTTAAAACTAATATTGAATCATGCATCGGTGTGATGGGGCGTATCAGCAATAATTTCAACGCCCACGAACAATCGGCGCCGGACATGACCGTGCGCATTTCTGCCGGCGCGTTGTTTGTCAACGGCGCCCTGGTGGAAGTGGCGGCGCAGAACACCGGCACGATTACCGCGCCCGTCACGGATCCGCGCATCGATCGCCTGGTGATTGATGTGGTGACCGGTGCCGTAAGTATCGTGGCCGGCACGGAAGATGCGGCACCGACGCCACCGGCGATTCCTGCCGGGAAGTTGCCGTGCGCGCAGGTGGCGCTGGTGCCAGCACAAACAGAAATAGTCAACGCCGATCTCACGGACGAGCGTGTCGGTGCCGGCGGCGGCGGGGTGAACAATCCGTTGACGGCGGTGCTGAATACCGGCGGTTATGCAATTGATCATTCCTTGGGGGCGAACGTGGCCAGCGCCGACACGACGGACATCTGGGTGACGGATGGCAACACGATACACGTGACTGGCTCAGAGACGATTACTTCACTCGGCACTGCACCCCGCGCCGGCGCCCGGCGCACGGTGATTTTTGATGGCGCACTCACACTGACGCACGGCGCGAACCTGAATCTGCCCGGCGGCGCGAACATCACCACCGCGGCCGGTGATGTGGCGGAATTCCTGGCCGATACCACCACGCAGATCGATTGTATTGCCTATCAACGCGCCAGCGGTGAATCATTGGTGGGCGGCGGTAGCAGTATGGAGATCATCGCACAGGGCAGCGTGAGTGCGGCGGCATCGCTCGATTTTACTGATCTCTCCGCAACCTACAGGCAGTATCATCTCGTGTTTGATGCATTTCGACCAGCATCGGATTTAAATAGTGGCTATGTCCGTACCAGTGCGGACAATGGTTCTACTTACGACGCCAGTGCAGGTAATTACCAATTTGGCATTGATGGTGTTTACAATGACCAAACATCATCAGGCACTGCTGTTCTATCAGGATCAGGCTACAACGGCACCACACAAATACAAATAAATCCCAGCTCTACAAATTTTGGTAACGCCACGAGCGAAAAAGGCGCAGGTGAGATCAAAATCTACAATCCATTATCAACTGACAAAACGCATATTAGTTTCATCGTGTCGGGTTTGAATGCATTGGCTGGCCGTCAATGGTCTGTCACAGGTGCTGGTTTAAGGGATGCTGCAGCGGCTGTGAATGCCTTTCGGGTTCTATTTTCGTCCGGAAATATTTCAACAATGAATTACACTTTATATGGTTTGAGGGCAGCATAATGTTTACAAAAGATGATGTGGGTCACAGAATAATTATCGATGTATCCGCAGACGCGAAGAACCGCGAGGCGCTGGCCGCGTATCGCACGCAGTTGCGGATTTATGAGGTGCAACTCGCCGCACACCTGGGCGATCCGGATAACGTGGCTGAACCAGTGCCACCAGCAGAACCGGCGTTGGCGCAGAAACAGCGCGTGGTGGAGTTGAGTGAAGTTGAACGCGACGCGATCGCCGCTGAATGGAATGCTGAAGCTGAAGCTGCCCTGCAACGTGCCGCAGCAGCGGAAGCCGCGGCCAAACACCAGGCCGCAATCACCGCGGTTGAGCGCGAGACTGCCGAGAAAAAATTGCAAACAGAACTCGACAAACTGGCGATTGATCCAAATGATCCTACGGTATCGCAGGAAATAAAAGACTACGCGGCGAGCCTGGGCAGCGAGAAGAAGTGAATTGTATAAGTCTGGATTTGATTTGACAGGTCGTGAATTCTATAGATAAAAAATACCCAACTTTCGTCATGCTGGACTTGTTCCAGCATCCAGTCAATTAAATGTACCCCAATCCTACCTTCCCCCGCATGCGGGGGAAAGGGATACTGGCATTCGCCAGAATGACGGCTTAAAACTGATCTGGTGTTTCTGGCGTTTCTTCCGGTGTGGACTGCTTTGGTTCTTTTTTCTGCTTACGTGATGTTTTATTCATCAGTTTCATTGCTTCCGCTGCTTTTTCCCCTTCCATCGCATCACGTTTGATGACCTGCTGGGTGAGAATGTCAAGGATCTGATCATTTTCCACTTTGATGCCGTCCGCCAGTTTGCGCATTTCCCTGCGGATCTGTGTGAGTAATGATTCAGATCGCAATAATGCTGCAATAGTGAACCTGCTGATTACCTGCGCCCTGGCATGGAATTCATCCAGCCGCGCTTTTTTCCACCCTTCTTTGGCAATTATCCAGAACATTTCAATATGCTCGTCATTTTTCGGATTTAGTTCATCGAGCCTGAATTCCAGAATTAACTCGCTTTTGATTGGCTTGCCAAATGTCACATGATAAATACGCCAGATGCAGGCATTGGTGAGTATCACCCATTCAACGCCCTGATTGGCCGCATAATCTACCGCCTGTTTTACAAATTGATCTTTCAGTTCCAGGTTGATGGCCTTTACTTCAATCAACATGGACAGATCGCCATCCACTTTTATGGCGAGATCGCAATAAGTGCCACGGATGACGTGCTCAGAAGTCACATCGGTATATTTGTCATAACCAAGAATGCGTTCGAGCATGTCTGTAATAATCGTGACCGTATCGGATTCATTCACATCGCGGGATTTTGCAGTGAGTATTACGGGTTGAAAAAACTTGATGCCGGCAGCAATTCTGGATGCCACTTTTGCTGGAATATTTGCCATGATTCCCTCCCCTGATTACAGGCCAAGTATGATCAATAGTGCTCTTTGATGCTCCGATGGTAATGTTTTGATTTTATTAATCAGTTGTTTTTCGATGTCTGCATTATAGTCCGGCGATTCCCTGACCCTGGAAGGTCCAATATTTTCCATGCTGAACAGCAATGGTTTTTGTTGATTCTGCTGCTCCAGACCTTTTTCCAGCCACGCCACGATCTCAGCATTCATGCTGCGTCTGTTCTTTTCGGCTAGTTCCTTAATCTCATCCCTCATCCCCTCCGGGAAGCGCACTATAAATCTTTCTGCCTGCTCACTCGGGTACAGTTTTTCACGCATATTCCAGCATTATCCCGACTTGGCATCAAAACAGTAATAATGCCTACTTGACATCTGATGCCGAGTTGGCATAACCTGTGTATCATCCTGTAACATATTTATACACAGCAATGAACAAAAGAGTAAAAAAACTACAGCAAAAACAACGTAAAGCCGTGATAACCAGGCTGCGTCCGGAGCTGTATGACCGGTTGAACGCACGGGCCGAGGCAGAACGCCGGAGTATGGGCGCCCAGGTGGCGCATATGCTGGAAGAGTCCCTGCAGCAGGCCGCAGGCACGTAGATTTTAAGGTTGCCTGGCCAGTGTTGACGCACCGGCCAGGCGGTTGAGGTTACTGGTTTGGTCACCATTTCGCCTCACGGTCGATTTTATAACCGTGAGCATAGCCAGTCACCTCCATTTATGAAATGTGAACTGGAGGCTTATGTCCACAATGGATGCGATAGATCAAGCGGGTTATGAATTAGTCCATACCTTCCCCGGTGGCGCACCGGCACTGGCGCCGCATGTGAACATGAATGCCGGCACGCTGCTGAACAAAGCCAACCCTTCCTGTACTGATCACAAATTCACCGTGCGCGAAGTCGTGGCCATTCAATCTTTTCGCAAGTCCTATCCCATGCTCTATGCCGAAGCACGCGTGCTGAATCACATCTGCGTGAAGCTGGGCCAGTATCCGGATGTGAGTGATGTGGAACTGCTGGATCTGTATGCAAAGTATCACGAAGAAATCGGGGAGACCGCAGGCGCATTGCGCCGCGCACTGCAAAAAGGGCAAATCACCCAACGTGATTATGACGATATCAAGCGTGAAGCCTTCGAAGATGCTCAGGCCATGTTTGAACTGCTGGCACGCTTGAAGGGGCTGGTGCGTGAGTAAGCCACGGAACAAATTCCCGATCACGAATGTGCGTGACAACATTCCGGACGATCACGAACTGGTGTTGCCGGACAACCTGATCATGATGCATTTCGAAGCGGAGTTCATCCGTGAATTTTCAACCGCACCGGAAGCAAAGCCTGCTGTGGTGAAAGCATGAGCATCGTGCGTTTACTCAACACCCGCCCACCAAAAAAAGGCAGCGCCTATGACAACGGCTGGCTGCACCCTTTTGAAGAGATTCTGATATCAAAAATCCATGCTTTGCGCATGGAAGTGAGCCGCTGTGATGAACAATACCAGGTCAGCCTCACGCTGATCCATCCCCTGGGAGAAACACGTTATACGGTCACTGATCAATGGTTGATTGATGCCAGCCGCAAGCATGGCATGTTGATTTATATCCGTGCCATGCATTGCTCGAAAGGCGGCAGGCCGGAGCGGTTGCTGGTTGAAATTATTTTTACGAGGCCGGTGTTGTATTTGTTCCCGGTTGAGCTCGCATGAACACAGAACAATTGATCAAAAATTTTGTAGCACTCGGTTACCGGGTGCATCGCCGGTTTAAGGCAGGAAACCATGACGCGGAACTGCACAAGCGCCATGAGAGTGGAAAAATCATCAAGCAGTTGATCAAGGATGGTGTCACGTTAAAGACAAAAGTTGTTTAGCCGTAGGAGGAAGGTGTTATGAAATCACATGAAGAAATATTTGGTAGTCCAACGCCGGAGGAATACAGGGTAATCCATGATATCGCAGTGCGTGCTGCGAAGAAGTATAAAGATATGGGAGTACAAAGGAAGTTAATGCGCATTGAAAAAGATATCCAGGCATGCCATGCACATTGTCCATTGAAATTAAAGGAACTGCTGGAGGCCGATAATTTTAATTTCATGCACGATATAGGTGGGATTAATCGTCATCTGGATCGGGAAACCGGAGAACTGAAGGATTGCTTCCTGCCACGTTTCTCAGCACCTGAAACTGAAACGGTATGAGGCGCGGCCATGAGCGAAACATTCGATAAGTACCTCACTGTCGCTGAAGAAAAGCAGCTGTTCAAGACAGTAAAACAATTCCAGGGCATCGAGGCCCGGCGCGATTATGAATGGATGTTGCTGTTACGCCAGACCGGGATCCGTGTGGGCGCCCTTGCACAACTCACCGTACACGATGCACAGCAGGCCATCTTTACCAAACGACTGAAACTGGATGCAGGCATCCAGAAGCGCGGCATCGAGCATGATGTGCCGGTGAATACCAAGGCGCTTTCCGCACTGAAAAATCTGTTAAAGATTCGCCGCGAACAGGGCCATGCGGAATGTCCGGACGCGCCGCTGATTATGTCCCGTATCAATAAAGGCATGAGCGTGAGGTCATTCCAGGCGCGGGTGCAGCACTGGTGCAAACAGGCCGGGCTGACCGTGAACGCCACACCGCACTGGATGCGGCACACCATGGCGCAGCGCATTCTGGCCAGAAGTACTGCCGCTGATCCCATCGGCATTGTGCAATCCGCACTCGGTCACAAATCGCGCAGCAGCACCGGCATTTACACCAAACCAACACGCGAAGCAGTGAGCCACGCGATGGAGTTGGCGTCATGAGCGAGCGATTAAACATGCCAATCAAGACTGTCAATGCGATGGTCACAGAGCGATTCCAGAATGGCACACCGCGTAGCGAGGAATACCAGGCCGGTTTCCGTGATGCAATGTTTTACCGGTTAGCGATGGTTGAATTCCCACCGCATCCTTATCCGATCCCCAGTGCGCAAACCGATGCTTATTTTTCAGGCATTGATGGAGGTCATTTAAAAGCCAACCTGGTCATCGCCAGTCTGAAAGAGTTGGCGTCATGAAAACACAATTCCATTACTCGGAGGAATTCATGGACGAACTGAAAAAGGATGCTATGGCTAGTGTAATACAACGCGGCATTGTCCGTGTGACCAAATCAACTGAAAGAACAAGGGAGCCCGGTTGCTCTGATGTATTTGTGATTACCGGTTATCTGGCTAATGGCCAACTCGTTGAGTTAAAGCAGCATATGGGCGAACTATGGGGCGTATGCATGAGGGACAGCCACAACGAAGAAACGCAAACCAGAGCGTTTGAAAAAGTTGAAAGCCTCATTAAAGAAATCGAAGCCATTGGCGGCCTCGATATCCGCGCCGGGGTATACATCATATGAACACGCGGGAGAAGAACGCGATGGCTGGCCAACAGCACAGCGATGGTGGGACTCCATCCTCCCGCTCCAATTCACAAACAGCAACATGTATAGGTTGTGGATGCACGGATTTAAATGCCTGTATTGATGCATTCGATCAACCGTGTGGCTGGCTGAAAGTCGATTACAAAATAGGCATAGGCGTATGCAGCGAATGTCCGGACAAATTGCCGGAATTCAAAAAACACAAGGAGCAGGTATGAATGCGGTAGTCCAGGACAAGCCTGCTTATGTATTACAGCACCGTATCTGCATCGAGAAATTACCGGCTGAACATAAGCGTGAGGCCTGGGAATGGCTGAAGGACAACCAACCGGAAGATGCACAGATGATGCATGTCATGAGCAATGACCCGAATGTGGCGCTGATTAAGAAAATGTTCGATGCGTCCATTTCCATCACCATCACCGGTGACTTGCCGGACGTGTTCAAAACGCTCGATAACCAATACATCGAAACACGGAGGATTTCAGCATGAACCGATACACCGATGAATATCTGGAGTACTGGGGCAGGATGTATGAACTCACACCGGGCCTGAAAGCTGCCGGCATTAAATTTATCGTGTTCCTGGAGAAGCCCCTGCGTTATCTGCACACGGCATTCCTGATTGAGCAGTTTAAAAAAATATATTTACGCAATCCTGCCATTCGCAACCAGGGCGTTAACCAGCGTGCATTCATGCGCTTCCCGGATGAAATGCTGCGGATCTGTATTTTCAATCGCAAGGTGATGCCGGAATTGCCACAGCACCGCCAGCGCAGTTTTGCCGAGCGGCTGGAACAGCAATTGATTGATGATGACATGGAATATCGCAACGGCACGTTTACCCAGCCGCTGCACCATCACAGTTACAAGCATTCCCGCGAACGTGTGATCAAGAGGCATTAAACATGTTCACCCAGGTCCATACGCCAATCATTCCGGATATGTTCAAACCGCAGGGCAATCAAGGTGCAGTGATTTCCGGTTGCGAACAATACCGGTATCGCCTGTGGCGTGTGTGGGATGCCAACAAACCGAAAGTGCTGTTCATTATGCTGAACCCGAGCACGGCGGATGCAGACAACGATGATCCTACTATTCGCAGGCTGATTGGATTTTCCACCAGCTGGGGCTATGGCGGTTTTGAAGTGTGCAATCTGTTTGCCTATCGCACACCGAAACCTTTTTTAATCCGCACCGTGAAGGACCCGATCGGCCCGGAAAATGACATGCACATTCTGACAGCAGCGAATGATACAGACCGCATCGTGTGCGGCTGGGGGAATCATGGCAATTACATGAACCGGGACATTGATGTGCATGCGAAGCTCAGCACGTATGACTATGTAATGTATTGCCTGGGCAAGACCCGTTCCGGCTTGCCGAAACATCCGCTGTATCTGCATGCGGATAGCAAACTCCGGATAATGAACGCGGCCAGGGCATGAACATCCCGGTTAATAACATATTTAATTTTATGGACCAGTCCCGACTGTCTATTCGTTTGCGTAACCGGCGCCCGGTGCAGAAAAACATATTCGGCAAAAACGAACCGGCGCGAAAGATGATCCCTTATGGCCATGAAAAACCGAACGGCTATGCCGACAAGCCGGGAACGGGACCCGCTGGCGAGAGCTGCAAGACGTGCAAATTTAATGTGTTGCTGGCCACGAAGTCGCCGGTGCATAAATGTTTTTTGATGCGTGCTCAATGGGACCGCTCCGCATTGACTGATATCCGCGTGAAATCGCCGGCGTGTTCAAAGTGGGAGGGAAAAGAATGAGTCATCCAAAAATAAGCGGGGCAATGGAAAAGTTTCGCGACATCTGGGGATGCAGCACGAATGTGTACGAACGCATGCAGAATGTAAGAGAGATGAATATAAAGAAAATTCAACG